AAGCTGTTTATAGGGGTTCGATTCCTTTACGGCGGACCAAATTTACGACCATAGCATAGAGGTAGTGCCGAGAACTCATAATTCTTACGGGGTTGGTTCGAATCCAACTGGTCGTACCATTTAAATGTGTGGTGTTATTTCATAATTGTCATATGGAAATTCATTATCCACAACATACAAGTTTACCGTTATAAGGCTTGACTTCTTAATAAGGAGCCTATATAATTTATAAGATGATGCGGGTATAGTGCTAGTGGTAACACAAGACCTTGCCAAGGTTTAGTTGAGAGTTCGATTCTCTCTACCCGCTCCAAGATTTTGCGGAATTAGTTTAATGGTAAAACTGTAGGTTTCCAACCTTCTGTTGTCAGTTCGATTCTGGCATTCCGCTCCATTTAAGTAATAAATCCTACATATAGTTTCTACATATATACTTTATAGCGGGATAGTAAAACAGAATTACGGAGGACTCATAATCCTCAGTTCCTGGTGCGACTCCGGGTCCCGCAACCACATACAAACTACTTCAAATTTTTAGGTGAAACATCATGTCCAGAGTCCTGTTTCTTCTCAAGCGCAGAGAAGATTATCATAGCGTATTGCATCAACAGATAGGACTTAGCACAGGTCTTTACAATTCAGCCAAGTTTATGGATGATATGTTACAAAGAAGTGGCATATCATCGAAATTATCTGTTTGTAAAGATAATAACGACATTGATAGGGAAGTAAGTTTATATAAACCAACTCATGTAATCATAGAGGCCTTGTGGGTTGTTCCTTCTAAATTTTCAGTATTACAGAAATTACATCCTGATGTAAAATGGATCATACGTCTACATTCAGAAATGCCTTTCATGGCAGGTGAAGGTATGGCCATGGATTGGATTGCAGAGTATTCTTGTTTCAATAATGTGAAAATTGGTGTCAATGCACCTAGAATGATGCGTGAAGTTAAGACATATCTTCAAACAAAACATCCTGGTTTAATAATTGATAATAAGGTGGTATACTTACCTAACTATTACCCACAAGAATATAAGTCTAAAATATTTAATAGAAATAAAGAAACAGTTGATATTGCTTGTTTTGGTGCAGTTCGTCCATTAAAGAATCATTTAGTTCAAGCTATTGCATCTATTGATTTTGCTAATACTATAGGTAAAAAATTAAATTTCCATGTCAATGCAGGCCGTATAGAGATGAAAGGTGATGCAGTCATCAATAATCTAAGGGGTGTCTTTGAGCATTTGGCCGATTCAGGTCATCAGTTGATTAATCATCAATGGACACCAAGAGAACAATTCTTAGAATTATGTGCCAACATGGATATTGGTTTACAAGTTAGTTTCTCTGAAACATTTAACATTGTTGGCGCAGATTTAATTTCACAAGGTGTTCCGTTAATTGGAAGTAAAGAGATTCCTTGGTCTTCTAATGTGTTCAATGCTGATCCAACAAACAGTAAAGATATTGCAGAAAAATTAGAATGTGCATATCACCATCCAAAGATAAACGTATGGTTGAATCAATTGCAGTTAACAAAATATACTAATAATACAAGAAAGATTTGGACTAAATACTTCCTTTAAGGGGACTTACATGCCACACATGGTAAAAAGACACAAATGGATTAATGGTATCTTAGAATCATATAATCATATGTTTGCTTCATTTGAAGAAGCAAAGAATTTTGCTAATAATTCCGATGCAGATACAGCTAAAGTGTATGACGAAAATGGACAATTACTCCATGAAGTCCAACCTAATTCACAGAACACATACGCTTAATTACTTTACAAATTTAATGTAAAGTACGACTATGCACATAACAACTGTCCATATAAAAGCACAAAAGGCCAAGAAAACTTTAACTGGTAATTGTAGGAAAAAATCTGAAAAGGACATAATTTCGAGTTCAACATCATCATCATTCTGATTGGTGTTTGAGTTCTTCATCTTGTTTTTGTAATTGTTCCTGGTATTGTTGCATTTCTAGTATGTGCAATCTTCTACGCTCGGCCTGTTTTTGAGCAACGATATCTGGCTCTAATTCAGGCCACCTTTGATGTCTATCATGTGAAACCCATGCCATTAGTATTATCATAGTAATCACTAATGAAAATGCTAAACCACCATAAGATAGTTCTGTCATATACATTTTCATTTTTGCTTTTCTTCTGGCTATCGCTCTTTGTTCATCTCGTAATTTTTTCTTGAGTAATATTTTTTGCTCATTACCCATGGACTTCATCATTTCACTAACATCAGACCATAGACCACCTAATTCTTCTGGTGCATTATAAACCATCATTTCACGTAATTCAACTTGCATTTGTTGTAATTGTTTTTTCATCAATACAAGTTGCAAAGCTCGTTTACCTATACTAGCATCTCCTTCATATAGTTCTTCACGGTTTTTTCTTTCTTCTTCTTCAATCACTGCCATACATTTTGTCATGTTATCAAAGAAATCGCCAAGATAATTACCAAGTTCAGTATAGATACCAGTAGTTTCGCCGCCACGTTTATTCAATTCGATGACACGATTTTTCTCTTGTATGAATTGATTTTTTACTTCAACGGAAACTGGAGTTCCTGGTGGATGTGCTTTATGGAATTGGTCGTCAAGATCCTTGAGGACGGATTTAACCTCCCCAGCAGCACCTTTAATGTCTTTGTATAGTTGACAACCTTTTTTTACGGCTGCCACGGCTGCGTTAGCCATAGCAAATAACGTAATTGGATCCATTTACAGCCACTTTCTCCTATAATTTAGTCATTATGGTAAAGATGGCACGAACATCTTGCATGTTCTTATGAATTCATGTACAATAAGTATTTATACTCAAACAATTTATGGAGAAAAATATGACTATTTTAGTATTAAAATTGACAAGCGGAGAAGATGTTTTGGGTGAGGCTTCGGTTTACCAAGCTCAATGGCGTATTAAAAATCCTGTGGGTATTGCAGTTGTCCGTGGTAAAGACGGTCAACCAAACGTAGGACTTTCACCATTCCCACTACATGCACCACAAAAGAAAGATGCAACCATTGACATACCTCTTGCAAGTGTAGTATACTCTTATGAACCTGCACAAGAGTTCATTGATAACTACAATCAAATCTTTGGCTCAGGCATCGTTCTTCCAACACCAAAACAAATCATCACAGGTTAATGTCTAATTTCTATACTAATGTCCAATGCTTCGGTGGGTCTATCCTTTACCGAGGCGTAATGAATGGCAAGAGAGTCAAGCAAAGAATTGACTATCAGCCATCACTTTATATTCCATCCAACAAGAATGCACATTTCAAATCATTAGATGGCACACCACTAATGCAAAAGAAATTCGATGGTATCAAAGAAGCCAAAGAATACTCTAAGAGATTTGATGATGTTATTGGTGCACCTAAAATCTATGGAAACACTCGATATGAATATGCCTTTATCGGTGAACAACATAGTGACATGGTTGATTGGGAACAAGATAAGATTGTCATTGGCGTAATCGATATTGAAGTTGGTTCAGAGAATGGTTTTCCTGACCCATATGAAGCTAACGAACCAATCACCGCAATTTGTATCAAGTATATCAATGGTGCAACTTATGTTTTTGGTTGTGGTGATTATGAAGTCCAAGGTGATGAAATTTACTTCAAGTGTAAAGATGAATGGACACTTTGTAAGAAATTCATTCAACAATGGGGTCATAATACGCCGGACGTATTGACTGGATGGAACACCAAGTTCTTTGATATTCCATATTTGATTAATCGTTTCCGTAAAATTCTTGGTGATGATGAGACAAAGAAACTGTCACCATGGAATTATATTGGCGAACGTAAGACTGTAATTAATGGCAGGCCAATGACTGCATACGACATTATGGGTGTTTCGTCATTAGACTACATTGAACTATACAGATGGTATGCTCCTGATGGTAAATCACAAGAGTCTTATCGTTTGGATGCTATTGCAAGTGCAGAAGTTGGAGAGAACAAGTTGTCATATGATGAGTTTGACAACCTACATCAGTTGTATCGTCTAAACTTCCAAAAGTTCATTGAGTATAACATTAAAGACGTTGAGTTGATTATCAAACTGGAAGATAAGTTGAAGTTACTTGAATTGGCTTTGACTTTGGCTTATGATACAAAATGCAACTATGAAGATGTGTTTGCACAGACCAGAATGTGGGATGCACTAACATATAATCGTTTGATGCGAGATAATATTGTAGTTCCTCCTAAAGAGACACAAGAAAAAGACCATGCATTTGAAGGTGCATATGTTAAAGACGTACAAGTCGGTGCTCATGATTGGGTTGCATCGTTTGACCTGAACAGTTTGTATCCTCACTTGATGATGCAATACAATATTAGTCCTGAAACTCTAATTGAACCAAAAGACTACTCACAAGAAATGCTTAACATCCTTGAACAAGGTGTTACTGTTGATAAGATGTTGAAAAAACAGATTGATACTTCAGGTTTAGTTACTGCTTGTTTAACACCAAACGGACAATTCTTTCGTTTAGATAAACGTGGTTTCTTACCTAATATGATGGAAGAAATGTATACTGACCGTAGCAAATTCAAAAAGTTGATGTTGCAGGCGAAGCAGGAGTATGAAAATGAACGAGATGATTCCAAAAAATACGAAATCGAAAAACGAATTGCAAGATACAATAATCTACAATTGGCTAAAAAAGTATCTCTTAACTCTGCTTACGGTGCTCTTGGTTCTCAGTATTTTCGTTTTTATGACCTTAGGATGGCTTTGGGTGTCACGACAGCTGGTCAACTTAGTATTAGATGGATAGAAGCCAAACTCAATGAGTACATGAATAAGTTGTTGGAAACAAAAGATG